ATCGCGGCCGCGATCAGGATGTCCCGATCCAGATCGGGGTACCGCTTGACCAGGTCATTTGCTCCTTCGCACAACCGCAGGATGTGCTCCAGCAGGCCCCCCAGGTACGCCTGGTGCTTCTTCTTCGCGGCCGGCGCGTCGCGCAGCAAGGGGGCGTTGTCGTTGCAGATCCAGCACAGAGTGCTTTGCAGGGCCTCGTTGCTGACTGACTTGATATACGCGCACAGCTCCACGAACATTTCGTCCCGGTCGCGCTTACTGGCCGGGATAAAGTCCTCGATCGCCACCTCGGACCGATCGAGCACCCGCAGCCCTCGCACCGTCAATTGCAACTGGTCTTTGTACGTCTCGGGCACGTATTCCACCTTGACGTACTGCCCGGCACTGACCGCGACGTCGGCCGGCACGTTCCAGTATTTCGCACTGACCTCGCCGGTCCGGTCCCGCAGCGTCAGCGACAGATACGCGCTGCCGGTCTTGGTGGTCTTGCGCTCGGCGGCGCCGACCTGGAAGTAATCTATCATCGGGCCGGTCCCGGCCGCGATCTTCTCAATGAATACTGTTTTCTGAATCTGACTCATTCGCCCCTTTCGCTCCCCTCGGTCATCCCGAGTGCATCAAGATCAACTACTCCACCCGCCGCCTGGAACGCGCGGCGCCGCGCCAGTCGATTCGCCAGCCCGCTGCGCGTCGTGCCCATTGCTGCTGCGGCGGCTTCCAGGTCCATCAGTTCGCCGTGCACCACCACCAAGCGCCGGTCCCGGCGCGGCGCGCGGGGGCCTCTCAGTAGTGCGCCAGCAGCCTGCAGTTTTTTGGTCAGCTCCTGGTTGGTCGCGCCGGCACCCTGCAGTTGTTTGGTGAGATCCTGGTTGGTTGCAATCAAGCCCTCCACCTGAAACTGTAGACCGGCAATCGCGTCGCGCATGTCGTTCAGGCATTCTTTCGGGTTCTTGTGTTGCCTGCGCATGCCGCAATTGTGGGGACACATCCCAACGGCATCCAGCTCGTCATCGTCATCATCGAATACGTAGCTCACCCGACAAAGTCTCCTAGTCTCAAATTGCGCATGGCGAAGTACCGCCGCAGGTCGGCCAGTCCTCGTTCCTTGCGTAGCCAGGCGCCCGACTCACTGACGCCCAGCCTCTCGGCCACCTCGCGCAGCGGGTGGCCGCGCAGAAAGTAACCGCGCAGCACTGCGGCGTCTCCCGGCCGGAGGGAGTCCAGTGCTCGACTGACTAAGTGTCGGGCCTGCGACTCACTCGCACTCACCTCTGGCCCATCTGCCGCGCTGGCCAGTTGCTCCGGCGCCGGCTTCGAGAAGTAGTCCATATCGAAACACACCTCGGGCGTGCTCTTCCACGCGCGCTGCTTTACCTTCTGCCTCTCACCGCGCGAGAGGTGATCCTCGCGCCGCTGGCCATCGAGCACGGCGCCATGTATGCGTCTCCGCGCGTACGCACCGAACTCGACACCTCGGGACGCATCGTAGTGGCTTGCCGCCTGCACCAGCCCCACGCATGCGTCCTGCAACACATCCCGGCGATCAACGTGCCCGGGCATCTTCTTCGCCAGCCCCGCCCGCGATCACAGCGGCCAGCGACAGATGCTTGATAACTAACTGCTCCCCCCTGCGACTCATCGAGACAGCAATCCCCGATGCCGCGTCGCGCCTCTGACCGCGCGGACGCAGCTGTACTCACAGCTCCAGCACTCCTTGGTGTGGTGCGTCGGGCTCCCCTAGCCCTTCTGCGTGTCTTTCGGAGTAAGTAGCCTGAAGATCTGAATCAATATTACCGAATGTTTTTTCATTTGCACGAAATCTCTTGCGGTGGGTACGATGGCACGCAGGTGCTGGTAATTGCAATTTTGTTACCCCCACCTGCTGGGAGTTATCCATCACCACATCCGTAGGGTCTACCTCGCCCCCATTTGCGGGGTGGCCGACCCGCACCAGCGGCTGAGATAACACCCATTCGCGCCAGCTCACGAAGCGCTCGCCATTCCAGCACCCGACGGCGTCGGTGGTATCGTGCGGCGCCTCGGCCGGCACCGCAGCGAGCCCCTGGGCCACCTCGGGCACGGGCTCGCGGAATACGTTCTGCGGGTACTTCACGCGCGCCGCCTGGCCGCGTTGCGGGCGTCGTTCATCGTGAAAAGCATGCGCTGCAGCGCGGCCTGGGCGTCGCCCAACCATTGCCAGGCCGGGTGCTCGCCAGTGACCAGCGTCGCGGCGTGCGAGATGGCGTTGTGCGCGATCGTAATGTCCTCGTTTAGGCCGTGGAGCAGCTCAAACGTCTGGTTCTTTTCGCGCGGCGGTTTTGACATAGACGGTAGCCTCCTTGTGTTTCCGGCCTGGCTGGCCTAATATCCCGCGACGCTGTGCCTCCAGCGCAACGGGGCAGCACCAGGCGCCTTTACCGGGCCGGGTATCGATCTGCCGCAGCTCGGTCCCGCAGTCAGGACACCGTGGTGCGGTCACCGCGCAGTGCCTCCAGTCGGTTGTGCGCGTTGTTGAGCCTGCGCAGGCACCAATGGAAGGTCCGGTGCTGCCGCGTGCCCTCGGGCGCCTGGTAATACTCCAGCGGCAGCAGGAATAGCATCCACCACCAGAACTCACTCGCCAGGATGAGTCCCCACTTAGTCAGTCGCCTCATAGTCCTAGCACCTCGCGTGCCTCCTGCACTGAGTGAACGACACCCACCATTGCTCCGTGCCTCTCCCACTCGGCGAGGCGCTGCAGTTGAAGCTCGGTCGGCCGGTTCTCGGACCGCTTAACCTCCAGCTCGAAGTGGCGGCCGTTCAGGGCGCCATACAGGTCCGGATCACTAGCCACTCCGAACGCCGTGCCGTGGCGCTTGCGCACGATGCACCCCGGCACCGTGCGCAGGTACTTCACGATCGAATTGACGATCTGCTTTTCCAATGTCATGCAGTCCTCTCACGCGGTTTCTTTTCGAGTGGCGCGTATGCCTCACCCACGGGCGAGCACACCACCAGGGACTCGCGCGCCCGGGTCATGCCTACGTACATCTGACGGATCACCGCGTCGGCCCGCTCGCCACCCTGCACCCACTCGCTCATGCCTGCGACCGACAGATCGGGGAACAGGTACACCACGTCCGCCTGGCCGCCTTTGACCGAGTGGATCGTGCCCAGCATGATCTGCGGCGGGCTTACCAGGCCCTGCACGCCGCGCCGCATGAGCACCGTGGTCGGGTACTCCAGCTTCTGCTGTACGGTGGTGAGCAACCGGGCCTGCAACCAGTCCACAGATGCGCCCAGGGTGCCCCCCAGGGCGGCCAGCATGGCGTCGCCGGCCTCGGGTCGGAACAGTTGGGTCAACAGCTCGAGGCCGATCGCCTGCTCGGGCGCCAGGCGCGCGATGCGGGCCTTGGCGCCATTCGTCAGCAGTCCGTCGGCCTTGACCATCTCCACCCAGGCCTGCAGGTCGCGGGCCTGCCAGACGCCGGCCTGGGCACCCCACACGTCCTCGCGCGGCCGCAGGAAGGCCAGCAGCCGGTCGGCGGCCGTGGTTCCTTTGGATCGTAGCGGATTCCAATCGCCGCGCGTCTGGCGGTAGGGGTTGTGAAACGGTAACCCGGCCGCGCGGAGCACCCGCTTCAGGGGGTCCAGCATGTACGAGCACGTGGTCAGGAACATCACCGTTTTGCCCTGCTGGAGGTACTGGTCGGCGTCGGTGAGAATGTCGTCGGGGTAGCGCCAGTTGCCGGTGTCGAGCCACCGCACCTCGCCGTCGGCATCGCGCGGCAGGTACTCCTTAGGCTCGCGCACCGTCAACTGCTTCACCCAACGATCGGCCAGCCGGTGCACCGCGCGGGGCACCCGGTACGACTGACTGAGCACGCGCTTACGGTCTTCCGGTACCGGCGGGTGCAGAAACGCATCCGGCGTGCAGCCACACCAGCCATAGAGCAGTTGGTCCTCATCGCCGGCCACCAGCATGTAGTCGCAGTACTGGCCCCACTGGCGGATCAGCGACAACTGCAGCCGGCTGAAGTCCTGGGCCTCATCGGCAATCAGCACCGAGGGATCGCCCGGCGCCAGGCGGATGTCACGCAGCGCGATCTCAAGCAGGTCGGTGAAATCGACCAGGCCGCTCTCGTGCTTCCAGTCTTCCCAGCGCCCGGCCACGTGCGCCACCGAGGCGGGTCATATCTCGCGGCGCACCATGCGGGCGCGCAGGCTCTGGTAGTGTCCGAACAGCTCGTCGCCCGGGCTTTCGCACTTACGATCAACTGCGGCCTCGTCCAGGTTGCCGCCGCCTGACAGCGCCCAATTGGGGTAGCTCTTGTTCCACTCCGCGAGGTGTTCCTTTTTCTCGGCCAGCTCGGGCGCGCCCAGCGCGCGGTAACAGTGGGCGTGCAGGGTGCCGATCTGGTTGCGGCCGATCGGCAGATCGCGGCCGACCAGCTCGGCGGCGGCCGCCCGGGTGAAGCTGGTCACCAGCACTTTATCAGGGCCGTACTTCTCGGCCGCGTGTGCCACCTGCTTAGAGAGGTAAGTCGTTTTTCCGGCACCTTCAGGTGCCAGGAGGTCCAAAAATACGGTACTCCGAACACTCCTGACTCACGCGGCATCACCTCCTCTCTTCTTGGCGAACCATTGCTGGTTGTAGTGGTAAGCACACAATCCCCTAGCTGCATGCTTCCTGTCGCAGATAGTGCACTTCCGGTTCTTTGTCGAATGAATACGTGCGTGCTCCGCCTGGCTAGATAACACGCTCAAGTTAATGGGGCTGGCATCTTGTTTATCGCGGTTCTCGTGATGAACAATCTCTCCTGGTAATAGACGGCGACCCAGCTTCCGCTCGGCAACCACACGATGGAGATGGCGGCCGCGATATTTCGGATATGACCTCCCCTTGCCCCGGCCCCGCAGTTTCGCGCTGCGTGTCTCTGCGCTAGCGCGAGAATTGCCGGCATTGCGACACGGTCCGCAGCAATACCGCTGGCGTGCGCGGCCAGGTCTGTCATGCGGCTTAAAGGCCACCCCGCACGACTCGCATAATCGCTCAGTTGACTCGGACATGCGGGCAGACCACTCGGTCATCGCGCAGCCTCACTGGCTTTCGGGCGCTCGGGCTTCTGGTAGCCCTCGGGCATCGCCCACACCTCGCGGGTGCTCCTGCCGCACCGCACGATGTCGGGCTCGGCCTTGGCGCGGCGGAACAGCACGCCCAGCTCTTTGCCTGTCTTCCACTCACCGTGGGTGTTGCGCAGCCACTTACTGAACGAACGCAGATAGAAGTAAATGCGGTCGTCGCGAACGAAGGGCTCGCGGTTCTCGTCGGCATCGAGGATCGTCTCGTGAATCGACTTTATGCTCATGTAGTCATCCAGCCACGCCCGGATCTGGCCGGCCTCAGTGCCCTCGGCGCCGACGTTCACGTCCACACTGGCCTCCAGCAGCTGCTTCGCGATCCCGTCCCAGGCGTCACGCTTGAATCGCGGCAGTAACTGCTGGGTCACTCCCGCCAGTGCGAGCGAGAGCGGCCGTTGGTCGATCAGGTTCTCGACCCGGCCCAGGCGCACGTGCATCGGCTCGCCAGCCTTGGTGAATGTGTCGAGCGCGAACTCCGGGGGCTCGGTGGTATACCGCACCACCCGCGTGATCTTAATGCCGAGCCAGCCACTGATGTCATCGCAGCGATCGGCCTTCTTTTGTATTGGGTCTTGCGTCTTGGGCATAATTAGTTCTCCTGTTACCTCGTCAGCTACTGGCACTTGCGCATCGGCGCGAGTCAGTTCGTTCAGACGCTCGGCCATGCGGAATGTCGAGCGCGCGGCGCGTAGTGTGTTCAGGTAGTACGAGTCGCGCAGCTTGAGGTCGGCGCCGAACCGCCGACGGTGCGCGACCAACAGATCCACGATCTGCTGGTCTTCCCAGCCGGCCTGCACGGCCAGGTTGGCCAGGGCCATGTCATAGGCCGAGCAGCTGCTGTCTTGCATATCCTTGCGCTGGTGCTCCCACGACTGCGCGAATTTCCGGTCTGTCTCGCACAGCAGCCGCAGGGCCTCGCGCGGGGGCTCGGCATCGGAGCGGTACACCAGGGCGCCGGGCGCGATCTGCACCAAGGTGTCGCGGCGCGGTGCCTCCACCCCCAGGTAGTCGAGCAGATCCACAAAGCTCGACGGGTTGTACTCGCGATCGGTGGCCTCAAGCAATTTCACCGCGCGCGGGTTGCCGGCCAGCTTCAGGTTGTATGTGCCAGGCAACCGCATCACCCGCGTCAGATCCGCCACGGGGTCGAGATCCCAGCCCTTTGATCGCGCGACCGCCCGCAGCGCCTTGTTCCACCTGGCCGACTGGGCGGCGGCCTCCCGCACCTCATCTTCGCCCGCGAAGGTCCAGGGCTCCTTGAACCGCCACCAGGCCTGCAGGCCCCCGCCTGAGTGCACCAGTAGGCTGGGCTGGAACTGCGGAAACAGGATCTCGCGGGCCTGGTCCTCGGTCGCCGGCAGGTTCGTTTTCTGGTGGCCTGGGTTCAGGATGTCGAGGTCGGACCAGAACCCGTACAGGCTCGCCGGCAGGCGCTCGGCGCCATCGATCTTGAGCCGGAGGTGCGGGCCGTGGTCCACCGGCGAGGTGGCCACACCGACGTACACGTTCGCGGTGCGCTCCTGCGAGTGCGCGTACGCGCACGCCCCCTCCAGGTCGCGGAACCACGCGCTGCGCTTTTGTCCGTTCGCGTCGGCAGTCCAGATGAGGATGTACTCCTCATCTGGCTTGCCGGCGAACAGACGATCGAGGAACTCCTTCGTCTCGTCCATTGTTCCCCCGGGCTACTGGCGCTTGAGTTGTGGTGCGCCCTTGTGGATGGCGAGCGAGGTGTTCTGCTCGATGGCTGCGGTCACGACCGCCAGGTTCCGTTCAAGCACCTTCTCGGGCCGCGCGATCTCGTACCACAACATCAGCTGGCGGTCTTTCAACCGGTACTTAAACCGCGCGGACACCATATCTACAGGGCCGTTCTTCAGCACGGGGATGCCCAGCACGATGTCCCGGGGGATCTCTACCGTGCCGGCACAAGCAGTGCCCTTGATGGTTTCATCGAAGTGCAGGCGCGCGGCGCCACTCTCAAGCCGGATGGCCGAGGAGTAGCTGACATCCGCTTTGGCCTCCAGGGTCTTGGCGATTTCAAGCAACTGCGCGCCGGCCGGCTTCACCGCATCGAGTTGATTGTCTTCCAGAAAGGCCGCGAACTGCGCCTGCGTGAAGGTCTGCCGGTCGCGGCCGATCCAGGTGTTCCACTCCGTCGAGGTCGCGGCCGTGTAGGTCACCAGGTGGTCGCACCAGCGGGGAAATTCCTGGCTTTCGTCTCCCGCGCCGCCACTGTGGTAGTCCAGGATGGCGCGATAGGTCCGCTGCTCTTCGTCCAGAAAGATCATGGTGCCGGGCAGACAGAATTGCTGAATGTAGCGACTGAACGCCACGGCATCGTGCATGATGACCTGCTGCACGATCCGGGTAGGAAAGTCGGGCACGTGCACGGTCTGCAGTCTGTAGCCCTCGGGCAGGGCCACATACGGCGGCCCCTGGGTGGGCAGCGGCGCCACCGGGATAGTGGGCTCGTGGCTGGCTGACACCAGCTCCTCAATCATCTCGATAGCTTCACGTTGGATCATGCAATCTCCTTTGCGGTGACATCGATCACCGGCGATTCGGCCTCGAATAGCGCACGCTGGCGCTCGTTGTATCTGCTGAGTTGGTTCGACTCAGTCGTGAAGAACAGAGTGGGTTTCCGTTCCTCGGTTGGAACCTTCGCGGTTATCGTGGCATCGACAAACACAGCCTCGGCGCTGCTCTTCGATGCCGGCGCAATCTTGATGCTGATGGTGAGCGACCCGGCCTTCGTGGTCGCGCGCACGGCCGCGACCAGTTCCTCCAGTGCCTTCGAGCAGTCGGCCGCGAAGCGGCCCTTGTCCTGTTCGCTCAAGACACCGACGATGCCTTTGCTGATGGTTTCCATTTACACGTCCTCCCGGTACTGCCTGGCATCCACGGCCATGCGGCCGACCAGGCCCTTGAGCATGTCGGAGTACTGTTTGGCCTTGGCTATCTGCTCGGGCTCCAGCGTGCCGGCGCACTTGAAGGTGGCGCGGGCGTATTTGATGCCGCCGGCATTCTGGGCCGGCTCCAGGCCGATCGTGGTGACAACCGACCAGTACGGCACCCCCGCGCCAGCGATGCGCAGCATGTACTGCTTGGCGGCCTTCAGGCTGGTCGGCGGCAGCGCGAGCACCGACGGCAGCATGGACCCGGGCTGCACGATGAACAGCTGCCGGATGGCCTTGCAGGCCTGGCCGCGCCCACTCTTGGGGTCGGTGCCAAACTGCGCCATCGGGCACTCCCCGCAGGCCTTGCCCTGGAACGTGCCGATGCCAACCAGGCCATCGTTGCTGTGGCAGTCGGGCGGCTGACTGCCCCCGCCGTCGTCCAGGGATTTCTCCCAGTACGCGCGGGCATCGCGGGCCAGCACGATCACGCCGGTGACCGTGCGCTCGTTGCGCTCGCCATCGATGCCTTGCAGTAGGAATGATGGCCCGCCGCCGGAGGGGATCTTAATGCGATCGAAGTCGAACTCGGTGACCCCGCCGACCCCCACGTTCTCCGCGATCGCGGCCTGGACAACCGCCAGTTGTGAGTCGGCACTGAACACCGTCAGTGCCGTCGGATTGTGAACAACTACGTCTTGTTTCATTGGCTCCTTCTAACGCTTTGGTTGCGGCACCTTGACGCTAACGATCGTGCTCACCGGCGCCACCTTCATCACTCCGGCTAACTCGGGCGGCAGTGCCGCCGAGTAGTCACTCAATACCTGGCCGTTCTCCTCGGCCTGTGCCTCGGCCTGCTGAATCAGGTCGCGGAGTACTGCCTCGACTGACTGGGTATTGAAGTCCTCGCGCACATACATGCCCAGCCCGCAGGCCTTCAGTGCCTCCACTGCGTTCGCGCGTTGATCTGGCAGCGGGTACACACGAAGTGTGTTACGCACATACACAGTGCGGCCGTCGATCGTGGTCTTGGTCATACCGTCGTCGGCGAACTGCTGAGTCAGTGACTCATTCAGCTCAGTGAGTCGCTCCTGGACCGTTGCCAGCTCGGCCTTCAGGCCGGCCTTGCGTTGTTCCAGGGCGACGAATTCCTTGAGGTCTGCGGTGTTCACGCGCGTACCTCTGTCTGCCTGCGGGGCCGGCGCCCGGGCAGGATGTAGCCCTGCTCCTGTTCGTCCATGTTGGGCAGCCGCGACGACTGCCCGACATGCACGCGCACGGGGATGCCTTCCAGGGGTACTTTTGGCGCATTATGGTTCGCGAGCAATGCGTGTGCGGCCTCGGCCAGGGTGTCATAGCGTTCCTGACAATCGAGCACCATGAACTTGCCTATCGCGGCAACGCGGTGTGTGGCATACACGCGGCCGATCTCGTGGCCTTCGTTGCGGCCCGGGATCACGTAGTGCACCAGGTAAACACCGTTACCCAGGTACTCAAACTGGAATGGATTACTGTGGGTCCACTCGCGCTGCCATGGCTTGCCCTGTGGCACCCGCAGTAAGTGACTGACCTTCATTGTGCTTTGATCTCCTTGAGAATTGACTCGATTACTTCCGCACGTGTGTCCAGCGCGCGCATAATCTTCTCGTCCACGGTGCCGCGTGCGACGAGGTGTATGTGGGTCACCGGCCGGGTTTGTCCCGGTCGATGCTCGCGGGATTTAGACTGCTCGTACTCGCCCAGGCTGAACGACAGCGAGTAATAGATGCCGTAGCGCGCACGGGTGAGGTCCACTCCGACCCCGCCGGCCTGGATCTGCACGGCCAGCACCTGCGCCTCGCCGGCCTGCCAGCGCTTCAGCTCGTCGCGCCGGCCGGATAGCTCCAGGCTGCTGGAGCCCAGCGCGGCGGCCACGCTGTGCGCGGCCTCCAGGTCGCTGTGATAGCGACAGAACACGACCACGGGCTCCTCGGGCCCGATGTCTTCGAGGGTGTCGAGCAGCAGCGCGCGCTTGCTGCCGTCCACCTGGATCTCGGCGCCGCTGTCGGTCCGGACGGTGCCGCCGGTGACCTGTTGCAGCCGCACCAGCTTGACCATGGCGTTCGCGGCCGTGATCGTGCCGGCCTTCACCTCGGCCACGAATTCCTGCTCCAGGCCGCGGTATACGCGCATTCCCTCGCGGTCCAGGTAGCAGTAGCACGTCTCGTTGGTTTCGGACGGCAGGTCGAGTACTTCCTTGCCCACGCGAAACGTGAACTGCCGCATGATCGCTTCGAGCTGCTCCAGGTGGTTGTAGGCGATCACCTGGCGGGCCTGGAACCCGCCCATAACGGCATAGGTCTGCTTGAAGGCGTAGTAGCTGCGGCCGAAATACCGGGTGCTCAGGGCGCGGGCCTGAGCGTAGATATCCAGCGGTGAATGTGGCATCGGTGTACCGGTGAGGGCCAGGCGATGCCGCACCCGCTCGCGCAGGCGTGCGCAGAACGCGGAGGCCTTGCCCGAGGGTTTCTTGATCTTGTGGGATTCGTCGTAGATCGCCAGGCCCCACGCCTGGTGCAGCGCCCAGGACGCGAAGGGCTCGCGCCACATGGACTCGTAATTGATCACGATGACCAGGCGCTCGCGGCGCAGGCGCGTCAACTTCAGCGCATCCATGGCGAGCCCGGTCTTGTAGGCAACACTGCCGGCGTCGCTGCCGAGCGACAGCACGCGGATCGGGATACCGGCGTGCCGGCGAAACTGCTCGGGCCACACGTCCACCACACGCAGCGGGCACGCGATGAGGGCCAGGTCTACATCCAGGCTGCACGCGGCGCCGATCGCCACCAGGCTCTTGCCGGTGCCCATGCCCATGGCCAGCAGCGCGTCTCCCCGCTCGCGCAAGAAGTCGTAGGCGAGCACCTGGTGGCGCCAGGCCGGGGTCTTGAGGTTCGGTATGGTCGTGGCCGGCTCAATCAGCGGCTCAGTGGCAGCCGATAGCGGCGCCGGGGGCACGATAAGTGGTGTCAATCTAACGTCTCTCCTGGTGTCTGCTAAGTGGCCAGGGGCACCGCGTCGGGTGTCCCTGGCCTGCCTTGTGCTCCCGGGCGGGAGCTGGCGTTTGTCGCACTCACGCTGGGACGTGAATGCTCTGGAAGTGTTCGCTCACGAGGTGACTCGCTGCGAACAATTCGAATAGTACACTAAGTCGAAAAACGGACAGATCAGGTGGCCTCTGATCTGTCCGGTGCCCCCCTATATAGGGGAAAAAAGGCCACATCAAAAATGCGAAAAAAGTAGGGGCAGTCATGGGAGGGAAGTCATGTGTGGTTATGTTTGGTGACCGCTCACACGAGTAACCCTCCGTGGATCACTCGCTTACCTGCTGTTTAGTGATTTAGTGGTTTTTCGAAAGGTTCACCACAAAAACAGAACGTCCCGAAATAACTAAATGGCCAAACGTCCCCTATATACGGGTGAAGTCGGCAGGTAGTTGAAAACGCAGGGATAGCGACTCCCGCGCGGCCGCTATACGTGGCCGCGTGTGCCGCTGTCCCACGCCCAGGGGACTCGGCCCCTTTAGTAACCAGGTGCGGGCGGGTCTTTGTTGAGACACTCTGGCCACCATTCCGGTATATAGCTGTGTGCCTGGACTCGCGCCGGGCGGGGCAGCGGACAGATCACAGGGCACCTGATCTGTCCGTTTCGGGCCTTAGTGTATGATTGTCCTGTTGTAAGCGGCAACCGCCGCTCATGCCTTTGCCGGCATACCGGCAACCTCCACCACGGGCTCACGCCCGAACTATGCCCAAAAAGATCCGAATCGAGAACCCCGTCGCGGGTCATGGCTGGACCTCTCGTCAGAAGGCGAAGAAGTACGTAAGCAGGGGCCTGGCCTACATCACACCGCACGGCACGTTGCGGTTCCTGCGCAATGGTGACCACCAGAGCGCCTCTGTGCAGCGGGTGGTGGATCGGACTGCGGCGGCCTACGATCGTGCAGCCTGCGGCCAGGGAATCCCGGCAGAGGGGGAGCTGGCAAGCCTACCGGTGACGGCGCCGGCCAGGCTCTTAAACCGTGGGCGCCGCAAGGGTGCCAGCGGGCATGTCTTCCGGATGGCGGCCGGCTACTGACTTTTTCGTCGTGCGTTCCATAGCTACTCCTTTACTTCGGGGTGAGAGCTGACCACTTTCACCCCCGCTTTTTCGAGGTAACACTTGACCAAACGCAAATGCATTCTCTTTGTGAGTGACAAGGCGCGCCGCGAAGCCCCCTTTTCCGAGCAGAAGATTCTGTTCGACTTACCCAAAATCGGCACGACTACGTTGTAAGTCACTGACATGCAGATTATTCCACTAGCCCATAAGACGGTGTCTGGACTGGTCACTTGCGTGAGTGATCGTGTCTACGCGCAGCTGTCACAGCATGCGTGGCGAGCGAAGTACGACGCCAAGGTTGGCAGATGGTATGCCGTCCGGTATGAGAGACGCGAGGACGGGCGTACGCGCACGATCTTCATGCATCGCGTTATCACGGGGGCTCTCCCTGGTGAAGAGGTGGACCACAAAAATGGAGATGGCCTCGATAACCAGGATGACAACCTGCGCAAATGCACGCACCGGCAGAACGCCCATAATCGAGCGCCTAATCGAACATGGTATGGCCGCCCGACTTCCTCGATATATACCGGCGTAAGCCGGGAACCCGGGCGGCTGGGTAAATGGCGGGCGAAGGTTAATAACAAGTACATAGGCTGCTTCAAGAGTGAGTTGGAGGCGGCAGCCGCCCGTGACCGCGCAGCCATCGAGACATACGGCCCCTTCGCGAGGTTGAACTTTCCAGAGGACACATGCAAAGCAAGCGCAACAGTCGCATGACCGACATTACGCGCAGCCGGGCCAGCCAGGCCGGCGATAAGCCAGTCCCGACGTTCGACTGGGCTGACGTGGACAAGGCCCGCGAGCAATACGCGGGGTCACAAGATACACCAGCGCATGGATTCACGATCCAGGCGTACGCCGAGAAGTACGGCTTGCCATACACGACGGCTGCCGGCCAGCTCGCGGAGATGGCCAAGCAGGGCAAGATGAAGGCCGGCAAGCGCATGGGATTCGATATCGATGGCCGGCGCCGGCCGCTCAAGGTGTATTGGCTCGTATGAGTCAGTTCATGTTTGATCCGCACACCCAAACCCTCCAGGTAGTGGAGGACACAAAGGAACCTCAATGCCAAACCTCGGATTGTGGTGGGATGAGTGGGACTGGAACGCCGAGCCCATCGATACAATCGGGACCATCTGTGGCCGACGGCGTCGTGGTCACCGGCACCCTCACCGTAAGGCCAGAAGACCTGATTCTGAATTCAGAGTATCGCATCGTCGCGCCGCGCGCCGACGTTGATCGCACGAATCCCAAAGACCTGCTCGGCGTGCGGAAAGTCTCCCTCGGCAAGGTGCCTCCAGTGGCTGTCGCGCATTGCGCCATGGCATTGATGGATGGCGCCGCCAAATACGGCGCCTACAACTGGCGCGAGAAGGCCGTGCGCGCCTCGATCTACATCGATGCCTGCGAGCGGCACCTGCTGGCCTGGGCCGATGGTGAGGAACTGGCGCAGGACAGCCGCGTGCATCACCTGGGCCACGCCATGGCGTGCCTGGCTATCCTGCTCGACGCCCAGGCGACCGGCAACCTGGTAGACGATCGGCCGGTCGGCGGCGCGTTCGCGCGCGTGATAGCCGAACTGAATTCGCAAATATGAAGCTCTGGGTGATGATGCTGCTGTTCGCGGGGCTGGTGGCTGCTCAGTCGCCAGCACCCGCTCCTTTGCCGTCGCACCTGGTCGGCACTGGGCTCACATGGAATCGTTACTCGGCGCAGCCCCTGAGTGAAGTAACAAGCGTCGCGATCCGCGTGGCGCAGAGCAATGTGTACTCGTGGTCCACACTGGACACGCCAATCGCAAAGGCGCGGGCCGGCGATATCGCGCAGCCATCCAGCGTGCGCACAGGCGCCGGCTACGTGCTCGCGCGCGCGCCCAGTGGTTCAGCGTTTCTCGTGTTACTGGGCGACGTCGGGTTCACGGCAACGCCCAGCACTGTGGCATCGGGCTATTCAGCCGGTATGGGCGTGCCGATCCGCATCCGCCGCAGTCATTGGTATGTAATGCCGCTCTATCGCATCGTTGGCGGCGGCACTACCGCAATGAAGGCCGCGCCCGAGGTGCAGTTCTGGTATTCGTTCGGGGACTGACATGATCTACACCAGCTACAAAAGCATCGCACCACTGATTCAGCCGGGCGACGGGATCTACTTTCAGGACACATCACTCAACCCGATATCAAAGATTGTGTCAGGCGCAACGCACGGTGGACCGACTCACTCTGCGACCGTGCGGCTTATCATCAGCGGGCGCGTGCAGTTAGTGGAGGACGTAATTCTGCGCGGTGTGAATGGCGTGCAGAACACCTGGCTGGATGAGCGGCTCGAAGACTACGGGCATAACGGTAACGCATGGTGGTGCCCGATCTCGCGCGAGAAGCGCAAGGGGTTCGATTGGGCGCGCTTCTACAGCTACATCGAGAGCGCGATGGGCCGGCCGTACGATGTGTTCGGCCTGTTCGAATGGTTCGCGCGGGACATCGTGCACCTGGATGAAGACAACGCGATGTTTTGCAGCGCGTTCTTGTGCTCGTGCTGGCAGGCAGCCGGCCTGCTGCCGGTGTCGATCGATTATGCTGCTGTCGCACCACAGGATCTCGTTGAACTGCAGTTGTACGCGCCCCTCTATTACCAGATCCTCGGCACGCATCGCGAACTGACTAACTGGAATACGAGGCCGATACCTGCAGCGATAGGTAAGTGACAGGTGACAGATGTACGAAAGGAGGATACAGCGATGACACACTAGGGAGAGTGAGTCATGAATGCTGCAAAGACGTCACGAAGATACGGCAAGCGATTCAGCGCGCCGTATGAGAGCAAGCCTTGCGGACACCGTCGCAACCCGACACGTAAACGTGGGGGCCGGCGGCGGCCGAGCAAGATGGTTGTCGTAGTGGGTAAGGCCTAAACAGGCCAGTGCTGAAAGCCGGGCACTCACGCTGTTAACTACACTCGCACGTGCGGTCCATCGTACGTGCGGAGGCTTGACATTGCTGGAGAGACAGCTGCCAACACATGCAGAGGGCACAAGCAGCAAGAGGAAGTAGTTTCCTCAGTCAAATATGTCCAGGTTCTGTTATCAAAAACGGCGCCCGGGGGTTTTGTGAGTGCTCGAAAACGCTAGTCAGGACGCGCTGAAAAGGTCGCCCGGGCCTGGTTCTTAACGGTTAAAGCTGGCGAAAAAACGAATAAATGCTGCAAGATCATGCAAAAAGCGACCGGTCGGTGGTGGCGTATAAGCCGTTCCGGCGGCGCCAAGATGGCAGCCTGGGGCCACTGTTTATCAACCGGAAGCTGCGCGTGCCGCTCAATCAGTGGATGGAGGCCGAATCGTGCCCGACCCGAGGTTACGCACTCAGGCCGGGATGGCACTGCACGCTGCAGCCGATCGCTCCGCACCTATCGACGCGCGGCCGTGTGTGGTGCCAGGTTGAGGTGCAGGGTGTCGAGGAGTTCCGACGGCCGGCGGCGCAGGGCGGTGCCTGGCTGCTGGCCCGGCGCCTAAGGGTGCTCGGGCCAGTTAGCAGTGTGGGCCGTACGCGAAGGTGTCACCCCAATCGCGGAAGTCGGTGCGCGGCAGGACGGTCTGGGGCAGGGGCGAGGGACCGACGACTCGCATATATTCCTGCTTCAGCGCACGGGTGCGGCGGGATAGCCCGAACGTGTACATATACGTCGGCCGGCCCTCGGTGAGTATGGTCGCGTCGGTGTACACCTCGACGGGGACACTCAGGCGCCGCGCCTCGCGTGCAGCGATGCGCTCGGCGCCAGGCCGGCCGGTGTGAAGCACCACCGTCAGCCTGCACCGGAGTGACCAGAGCACCTGCGCGACCGTTTCCGCGTCGCGCCACCGACGGTGGCCAGTAACCAGGAGTCGCATGTCTGTATTTTACAGCGAGGCAAGAGGGGTGAGGGGATGATGGGGGACCACGCCCGGCTGGTCGAGGCCGGCTGGGCATACCGCCAGTCACCGGGTGGCTGGCTGCTGTACCGCGACCCGATCACGGGCCGTTGGCACGATCGTGATGAGGCGCTCGCGATCGAGGACGAAAGGGATGGCGACGAGTCATGACAGGTGTCTCGATACGGGACTACGCCAGGTATCGCAAGGCGGCCGGCCTGAGTGGCGGCACACATAAGGCTGTGCAGAAGGCGATCGAGGCCCGGCGAATCAGCACGCTACCCGACGGCAGTATCGATCCCGCCCAGGCCGACCGCGACTGGGCGAAGAACACGCGATCCAGCATGACCGGCTGGCCGCAGGCCCCGGCGGCACCTCCGCCCCCTCCGGCGCCCGGCGCGCCGATCGATGCCGGCCAGCGATACATGGACGCCCGCGCGCGCAAAGAGGAGTTCGCGGCCCAGGTGGCCGAGCTGGACTACAAGGAGCGCGCCGGCCAGCTGGTCCCGAGGGCCACTGTGGCCGAGTTCGCTTCTAACGTGGCGGCCGTGGTGCGCGATCACATTATGGCCCAGGCCGACCGCCTGGCGCCCGTCCTGGTCGGCCTGGAAGACGAGAAGGCAGTGCACCGCATGCTGTCCGACGACGGCGCCGCACTGCTGCGCAAGTTGAGCAAGGCACTACAGAACAATGGAACACCTGGAAGCATTCGACCCGAGTGAGGTGTGGTCCGAGCGCGTCCTGCCTCCGCGCAATATCACCGTCTCGCAGTGGGCCGACGAGAATCGTGTGCTCACCGGCACCGCGTCGGCCGAGCGCGGTCAGTGGGCCACCCGGCCCTATCAGCGCGAGCCCATGGATGTCTTGAGCCCGAGTCACCCGTGCCGCGAGGTTGTCCTGCTGTCGGCCGCCCAGATGATGAAGACCGAGGTCATCCTGAATTTCCTGGGCTACATCGCGGACGTGGACCCAGGCCCCGTGCTCGTGGTTGAACCGCGCGCCGAGGATGCCAAGGCACTCAGCAAAGACCGCGTCGGCCCCATGTTCGCGAGCACCCCGTGTCTGCGCGACAAGATCGCGGCCGTGAAGTCGCGCGATTCGAACAACACGACCATGCACAAGGTGTTCGCGAATGGCGCCGGCCACATCACATTCACCGGCGCGATCAGTCCCTCGGGACTCGCGATGCGGCCGATCCGGTACGTGCTGCTCGATGAGGTGGACCGCTACCCCGCGAGTGCCGGCAGCGAGGGCGACCCCGTCAGCCTGGCCATCAAGCGCACCCTGGAGTTCGAACGAAACCGCAAGATAGTGCTCGCCTCGACTCCGACCATCAAGGGCATCAGCAGAATCGAGTTGGCCTGGCGCGAGAGCGACCAGCGCGAGTGGGAGGTGCCGTGCCCGTTCTGCGGCCACTACCAGGCGCTCGTGCTCGGCGACGGCTCTGGCCCCGGGCTGGTGTGGCCCGAGGGTAAACCCGAGGAGGCCATGTACCGCTGCGCTGGCTGCCAGCAGCTCATACCGCACCACCGCAAGGCGCAGATGGTGGCCCAGGGTATGTATGTCGCGCGCAATCCGGAGTCGCTGATACCTGGGTTCAAAATCACTCAGCTCATCTCGCCGAAGAAAAACTGGGGAGCTATCGCGACCGAGTTTCTCGCGGCAAAGAAATCGCCCGAGACACTCAAGGCGTTCATGAACACTGTGCTGGCCGAGCTGTGGGAGGACAAGCACGAGGTGCCGACCGACGCGCATGCACTGTGGTCGCGCTGTGAACCATACGAGGCAGAGGTGCCGGCCGGCGTGACACTGCTCACGGCCGGCGTTGACGTGCAGGCCGATCGCCTGGAGATCGAGATCGTGGGCTGGGGTCGCGACGAGGAGTCGTGGTCGATCGCGCAGCACGTGATCCCCGGCGACACCAGCGGCACCGAAGTGTGGGACCAGTTGGAGTGCCTCCTGCAGTCCGAGTATCAGCACGCCTCGGGCGTCGCGCTGCGCATCGTGTGCTGCTGCGTTGATACCGGGTTCAAGGACGCGACCGTGCTGGCGTTCACTCGCGACCGGTACCGGCGCCGCGTGTACGCGATCAAGGGCCATGCCGGCGAGCACCCGATCTGGCCGCGCGTGCCATCGAAGAAGAACAACACGCCATTCTTCATGATTGGCGTGGACCCCGCCAAAAGTGCGCTTTACGATCGGCTCCGCATCGATCAGCCAGGCCCCGGCTACTGTCACTTCCCCCTCGGTCGGGACATTCAGTATTTCGAACAGCTGACCGCTGAGAGGATGTACACGCGCTTCCACAACGGCTTCCCCAAGCGGGAGTGGCGCAAGGAATCCAGCGTGCGCAACGAGGCGCTCGACTGCCGCGTGTATGCGTACGCCGCGCTGTTCGCGCTCTACGCGGCCGGCCTGAAGCTGGACGTGCACTGCGATCGTTTCGCGGGCCTGACTGGCACCAGGCGCTCGGCGCCGGCCGCACCGACCGCCGAGCCCGCGCCCGAGGGAAACACGCCTGCACCGGCGCCCGCGTCCCAGGGGTCTGGTGATTCTTGGCGAAGTGACCGACGAGAAGAGTGGATTCCAAAACGGAAGTGGTTCTGACATGGTTCTCACGACACTTACGGTACAGCAGCTCACAACGTACCTGGATAACTTGTATGCGGCGCTCGCGAACCCGACCGCCGAGGTACGACGACCGGACGGCACGTCGGTGCGGTTCCGGAGCGTACCCGAGATCAAGGAAGCAATCGCCCAGGTAGAAGATGTGGTCCGGAACATCGGCACGCAAAAGGTGAGTAAGTCAACCCTCGCGGAGCACCGGCGCGGCAACGGCCCGGTCCCCAATGCGTTTCCTACCGACCCCTGGGAGGTGTCTTAATGCGACTCGATCCGAACGTCCTACAGTGTGACTGCGGCAGCCACGTGCTAATGGTCGGCGACCTCAGGGCCGGCTACTTCACGTGCCCGAATCCGGTGTGCGCCAACTTCGAGAAGGTTTTCAAGCCTGTCGAGATTAAGCCCGTCAAAGCTCCCAAAACATACCGCGAACTGGTGGCGGGCCAATGAACTGGTTAGACAGAGCAGTCAGCCTGGTGGCCCCGCGCGCGGGCCTGCGCCGCGCCCAGTCGCGCCTGGCGCATGAACTGGTGGACGGCTATACAGCCAGGCACGCCGAGCGATTCGGCTACGACGGCGCGAGTCCCGGGCGCCGGGCCTCCGGCTGGTTCGCATCGTCGAGCGACGCGAACGTGGAGCTAATGGGCTCGCTGGTGTGGCTGCGCAACCGCAGCCGCGAGCTGGTCCGCAACAACCCCTACGCTGCGCGGGCGATCGAGGAGCTGGCCGCGAACGTGGTCGGCACCGGCATCGTCCCCCAGTCGAAGACCGGCGACGACGCGCTGGACAAGATCATCGACGGCGAGTGGCCATACTTCGCCGACAACTGCGATACACCGCAGCGTCTCGACTTCTACGCAATGCAAGCCCTGGTGATGCGGACCACGGCCGAGAGCGGCGAGTCGATCGCGCGGTTCCGACCGCGCCTGGCAAAGGACAACCTGCGCGTGCCCCTGCAGCTGCAACTGCTGGAGGCCGACTTCCTGGACCAAACCAAAACCATGGGCACGGTGAATGGCCATGTGATGCAGGGTGTCGAGTTCGACCTGCTCGGCCGGCGGGTGGCCTACTGGCTCTACACCTACCATCCAGGGGGCGTACTTATTCTGAACCCGCGCGGCGGCATCCTGAGTCAGCCCATCCCGGCCAACCAGGTGCTGCACAACTACCGGCAACTGCGGCCGGGCCAGGTACGCGGCATCCCGTGGCTGCACCCGGTGATGCTAGCCCTACGCGACCTCGAAGACTACGCCGATGCCGAGCGAGTCCGCAAGAAGATCGAGGCCTGCATCGCGGCGTTCGTGATCCAGCCCGAGGGTATCGACGGTTCGTGGCTGGGCGTCTCGGGCACCGACCCCTCGGCGCCCGCGCCAATTGAGAGTTTCCAGCCAGGCATGGTGTCGTACCTCAAGCCGGGCGAGGATGTGAAGTTCAGCGACCCGAAGCCGACCGGCGACTACCGCGCATACAAGACCGTGGAGTTGCAGGGAATCGCGGCCGGCCTGGGCATACCGTACGAGATACTCTCCGGCGATCTATCTCTCGTGAACTACTCATCCTGGCGCGGCGGGCAGCTGGGATTCCGCAACACGATCGAGGGCTACCGCTGGCTCACCCTGATTCCCATGTTCTGCATGCCCGTGCGGCGCCGCGTGATTGACACGCTGGTGATGCTGGGCAAGATTCCCGCCCGCGCGGTCACGGACCCCACGATCAATCTGTACGGCACGCAGTGGACCGCGCCGCGATTCGAGTCGGTCGATCCCGTGAAGGATGCCGAGGCTGTGCTGAAAGACATTCGCATGGGTCGCACCACCTGGTTCGATGCGGTACTCGCGGCCGGCTACGATCCCCAGGCGCAGCTGAAGCAGATCGCGCTCTTCAACAAGTTGGTGGACAAGCTGGAGATCATCCTCGACTGCGACCCCCGCAACACAACCCTGCGCGGCCAGGAGCAACCGGCGAACACCGAGGAGCGCACGCCGGGCAGCAAGGCCGTGCCCGTAGGCAAGCCTGCGGGAGGGGGCGTAAATAATTCCGCGCAGATGTCCGATGAGGATTACGGAATGTTGAAGGAGTTACTCACCAGCCTGCACCAAGGCAATCGCGGCGGGGCACTGGAGACTTCGAACACGCGGTTCTACGCATGAAAGGTGTAACGAACGATGCCAGAAACTGAAGGAACCG